GGTATTTGAGATTAAGCCAATTACCCCTGAAAGCTGGCTAACGAAAGCAGCAGCCCAGAAAAAGTATAACTATTGCAAAGAAAACAAAAAATATTACTACAAGCATATCAAGTGTTCATGGGTGGTTAAGAAGTACGGGAAGGCGAAGAAATGAGATATTACATTATAGGTTACTTAGTGGGTTCAGTTATGATGGTTATATTCTTTAATAGTGTTAGACCATATGATGATACTGACGATATTGTAAATAAAATCAGATCAGGCCTGTCTTTATTCACAGACAATAAGACAGGTTGCCAATATATAAAAGGTGGGTATTTTAACCAAATGACTAAGCGAGTTAATGGAGAAGGCGACCATGTTGGGTGTAAGGCTTTGAAATGAAGCAAAGACAGACCGGAATTTTATTATTTATGGTGGCCGGGGTTATGATAATCGCCCTAATCGTTATAGCAATGACATAAAGTGAAAACAATACTAATTACAAAATATAGAAGATTAACTAATTAAATGGTAGAATTGAGCTATGTCACATCAAAGAACAGCACAAGCGACACACCCTGGCCCTGTATTTTCACAGTTTGAAGATGCCGATTTAGATTATACGGTTAACTGGGTCGGACGAATTGGCACAGACACCATCGCAAGCGATACATGGGTGAATGAATATAGCTCAGGCTTAACGTTCAGTGGCGAAACAAACACTACAACCGAATCGACTGCACGCATCACAGGCGACACAGGCCGATACCTCATCACAAATACAATCACACTGACAACATCCGGCGAAACCATGCAGCAGCAGATAACGCTAATTATTAAGCGAAACGCAGGCACAGAGCCTCGAGATTATAGCTGATGGAGTTTGTGCCACCAGAAAAGTGCAATAAACAGCAATGTAAGGATATGATTGATTATTTCTTAACAAGAAACAGTACCGAGACTGTAATTAAGTACACAAAAAGACTTTATGAGGTAGTATGTTTCGAGGCTGACTTTTTAACTAAAGGCAAGGCTAATGGATAGACGCACATTTTTAAAATCATTATCTGTGGCAATTGCTGCGCCTTCTATCGTTGCAAATGTCATTGTTAATGGCAAGGCTCAAGCTATTACAATTGGCGATATTGGTTATGGCAGCGCTGTATTCCATGAGCGTTATACGAATTATGACAGTAGCTTTTCAATGATGGTACAGTATAAAGACATTCGACATGCAGTAGTAATAGATTTACAAACTCATGGTGAAGTAACAGAAAAAGACAAGCATAAACTGCAAAAAATATTAATTGAGCGTATCAATGGAAGTTAAACAAGAAATTGACCTAACCAAACTAGAAGAGACCAAGCGCCCCTTAAAGGAGCTATCACCGTTCATGAATAAAGACGGTGAAGCGGTAGCCTTTGAAGAAGGGGAAAGCCTAATGGTTATTGTAACGGCAGGCGAGAAGGTATATAAAAAGCGCATTAACCGTAAGCACTTTAAGCAGGAGCTTCACTAATGGCAGCTAGAACCAAGCGCATTGTTTGTGATGAAAACACACGCAAGAAGATACAAACAACTCAGATTATAAAAAGGCTTACAAAACATATACTTGCTGAGCCCAAAGCCAATGAAGACGGCGAAATAGTAATTGAAGGCTTAATGACAGCCACACAAGTAACCGCGGCACTAGGTATTATTAGAAAAACATTACCCGATTTAACCGCAGTTGATATCAGTGGAGAGGTAGCATTAACAGATGAAAGAAGCATTTCCGACTCAGAACTCTTTGATATCGCCACAAGTGGCAGCACAGGAACTACTGAACCGCAGGATAGCCCGAAAGAACTTCACTAGTTACTGCGAGTACATAGCACCAGACGAGCCACCAGCAGCGCATCACAAGCTACTCTGCGAAGCCTTAGACAAGGTAATCGACGGAGATATACGCAATCTAATGGTGTTCATGCCACCGGGTAGCGCTAAATCAACATACGCATCAGTAAGATTCCCCGCTTATTATTTAGGAAGACTCGGAAAGAAAGCCATTATCTGCGCATCCTATGGCGAAAAACTTGCTGTAGGCTTTGGGCGTAAGGTTAGAAACATTGTAGATTCACAGCCCAGTAAAAACTTATTCCCTGATTTAAAGTTAGTTGAAGACCAACAAGCAAAGGGTGAGTGGGAAACCGGTGACGGTGGCGTTTACTTTGCGGTAGGTATCGGCGGTGGTATTACTGGGCGACGTGCCGATTTAGGCATTATTGACGATCCGGTTAAGGGGCGAAAGGAAGCAGATAGCGACACGATAAAGGAGGACGCTTGGAACTGGTATAACTCTGACTATGATTCAAGACTCAAGCCAAACGCCGCACAGGTAATCATTCAAACAAGATGGGTGGATGATGATTTAAGTGGTCGATTGTTGCCGCCTGATTGGAATGGTGAGAGTGGTATATTCACCGGAACTGATGATCAGGAATGGCACGTTATCTGTTTGCAGGCTCAAGCGGTAGAGGGCAAGAACGACCCATTAGGGCGCAAGGCTGGCGAATGGTTATGGACTGACTGGTTTACGCCTGAATATTGGATGGCAAAGAAAGCCAAACAACAAAAGGCAGATGTCAGGAACTGGACAGCATTATACCAGCAAACACCAACAGAAGAGGCCGGCACGTTCTTTAAACGTGAGTGGTTCCAGCGATACAAGTTAGGTGATGAGCCGAAGTATTTGACTAAGTTCGGTGGTTCAGATTACGCGGTAACTGATGAGGGCGGAGACTTTACAGAACAGGGGTGCGCTGGATTATGCCCTGACGGAAATATTTACATAGTTGATTGGTTGAGTGGGCAGGATGAATCTGACGTGTGGGTTGATGATCTACTTGATTTAGCAAAGAAGCATAACCCGGTAATATGGGGCGCAGAAGTAGGGCAGATCAAGAAAGCGGTTAGTCCGTGGCTAAACAAGCGGAGCCGTGAACGTGGTATTTATATCGATGTTGAGCCCATGTCTAACTCAGGCGGTAAGGCGACGTGTGCTAGATCATTCCAGGCTATGGCTAAGCTGAAGATGGTTTATATCCCTACATGTGAATGGGGTGAGGAACTGATCAGGCAATTGGTCAAGTTCCCCGGTGGTGCGTTCGATGATAAGGTTGATGCATGTGGTATAATTGGCAGACTGATTGATAAGGTATGGGAAATTAATCCACCTGTTGACAAGAAAAAGAAAGTGGACAGATGGGACGCAGCATTTGCGCGTGAAGATGATAGCGAATCGTGGAGAGTTTGATATGAGTATCAGCGCAGTGGCAGCAGTAGCTATGGGCGGCCCAATATTTGCCGCTATATCCACAAGGGTTAGACAACCCTTGATAACTGTATTATCATATAACAAACCATCTATTGTCGTGAGGACAACAGAACATGGCTTTAACTGCCTTAGCATCAGAAGAACCAGCAAAGATAAGTGAAGAAGATGAGCTGCACGCAATGCTCGTTTCACACTTTGAAGAGTTCCAGGATAACACCTCAGAGTCTAGGCAGAAGTGCGAGCGTGATCGAGACTATACAGATCACAAGCAATGGACTTCAGCAGAAGAAGCTGTTCTCAGAGCCAGAGGACAACAGCCATCAGTCAATAACGTAATCAGAAAGAAGATGAATTTCTTACGCGGTTACGAGCGACAGATAAGAACAGACCCCAAAGCATTTCCCCGCACACCAAATCATGATGAAGACGCCGGAGCTGTAACAGACGCACTGCGTTACATCGCAGAAAACGCAAGCTTTGACGTTACCCGTTCCGCATTCTGGGACAACTATCTAATTGAAGGCACAGGAGCCGTTGAGGTTATTGTCACCGGCGATAAGAAGCGCGAAGTTCAAACGCATCATATACAGTGGGACCGCCTATACTGGGATTATCACAGTCGTAACTTAGATTTCAGCGATGCAGGCCACACGGGGATCGTGATATGGGATGATATGGAGAACGTAAAGCGCAACTTCCCTCATTCATCTGATGTGATTGACGCAACCCTGACCGATACCAGCCAGCACGAAACATTCGACGACAAGCCAAATACATGGGTTGATTCAAAGCGTAAGCGCGTAAGAATTGCACAGGAATACTTCAAGCACAAAGGTAAATGGCATTTAGCATTCTTTACTAAGTCAGGATTTTTGATGCCGCCTACCTTTGCACCGTGGAAAGATGAAGACGGAGAGCCAGAGAACGGTATGATTATGCAAAGCGCATACGTTGATCGTGACGGAAGTCGCTTCGGTGAGCCACGCTTTATGATCGAGACCCAGGACGGGATTAATCACCGTGAGTCTAAGATGGTTCACTTGATTAGCCAACGTCAAACATACGGTAACTCAAGAGCGTTTCCCGAAGGCATAAAACAGCAGAAAAAAGAACTAGCCAAGGCTGATGGACATATCGAGCTAGGGCAATCAGCACAAATGGGCGTGGATTTCGGCGTACTACCCACCACAGATATGGCGCAAGGGCAATTTCAACTATTACAAGAAGCTAAACAAGACGCATTGCAGAACGGCACATCAACTTTTCAGGGTAGCCCGGCAATACAGGCACAATCAGGCAGATCAGTCATTGCCCAACAGCAGGGCCAGCAGATTGAAATAAACCCGTTAGCAGATGGTAAAAGGCAATGGGAAAAGCGCGTTTATAATGCATGGTGGAATCGAGTCGTGCAGTTCTGGCAGGATGAGCGCTGGATACGTGTCACCGATAACGAGAATAACGCAAAGTTTGTTGGATTAAATCGCAAGGTAACTGTTGAAGAAGCGCTAAAAGAAGAAATGGGTACCGATCAGTTGCCGCCTGAGTTCCAGGGTGATTCACGTTTGCAGATGGTATCTCGTGTTGATAATCAGGTCAGTGAGATTGACGTAGATATTATTATTGAGGATTCTCCGGACGTAGTAACGCAGCAGCATGAAGAGTTTACCAACTTGGTTGATTTGGCTGGTGTTGGTATAACCTTTGATCAAGAGGTTTATATACAAGCTTCACAACTACGCAATAAGCAAGAAATACTCGAAGGCTTGAAAGGCAAAGACGAAGCCGCGCAGCAGCAAATGGCACAACAAGCGCAGGCACAGCAGGCCCAGGCCGAAGCATTCCAGCAATTACAAGCCGAAGCCGTAGCCGCCGCAGCAGAGAAAGACGGCGCTAGTGCAATGAATCAAGCAGCACAGGCACAGAAGAACGAACAAGAAGCAATACAAACCAGCATTGAGAACGATCAACTCAAGCAGGGCGTTAAGTTATAACCGCGAGTAATCGCAATGGCCGCCGCATTTCGGGCGATAGTAGATATAGCCGCCGTATATAATCGGGCGTTTTGGAGTGAAGAAAATGAGTGAAGAACAAGCACCAACTTTAAGTGAAGTATTTAGCGGAAGTTCTGAAGCTGATAGCGTTATTATTGATGAAGATCAAGCGCCGGTAGTTGATGAAACGGTTGAACCTGTTGAAGAGGAAGCGAAAGCCGAAACTGAAGCAGCAGCAGCGCCAACGGCTGAACCGCAGGATACGAAAGAGGCAACCGTACCATTGGCAGCGCTGATGGATGAACGAGCAAAAAGGCAGGCGATAGAGTCGCAATTGAAGGCACAAGCACCGGTTGAAAAACCAGACGCTTATGTTGCGCCAGATGAAGCGATTCAATATGGTCAGAATGAGATTAGAACCGAGTTTAATCAACGTTTTTTGAATATGTCAGAGGCGCAGGCAAGGTCACGACACAGTGAAGACTTTGACCAGATGTCAGATGTATTTTTCAGCGAAATGGCTACAGCTAACCCGGTACTAGGTCAACAGGCTATGAATGCGCCAGACCCTTATGAGTTCGTTTATCAACAAGCTAAGACTCACATCGAATTTAAGGGCGTGAATTCTGTCGATGAACTAAAGGCCAAACTTGAGGTTGATATAAGAGCAAAGCTCGACGCTGAATATGCTGAAAAAGCTAAGAACAGCGTCGATCAAGCGATTAACAGTGCTTTACCTCCGTCACTCTCAACAGCAACGGCGACTGGTGGCAATACTGCCCCTGTATGGGGTGGGCCACCGTCATTAGATAGTATATTGAAGCCCTAAATATAGGGTTTATTGTCGGGAGACAACAAGATGGCAAATACAACTATTGCTACTGGTAACAGAGCACAACAGTTTGATTCGGACGTATTTTTAGAATATGTACGCGAGAATCAATATAGTTCATACATGGGCACCACGGAAAACTCAGCTATTCAGGTAGATGAGCAATTAACCAAAAAGCCCGGTGATGCAATTACCTTCTCGCTCATCGGTCGAATGACGGGCGCTAATATAGGCACGGGCACACTGGAAGGCAATGAGGAAGCGATTGGAAACTTCGCGCATAAGATTACATTAGGCGTTATTCGTAATGCATTTGTAATTAACAACTTTGAAGATCAGGTGAGTGCATTTGACATCAAAAATGCAGGCCGCACCCAGCTTAAAAACTGGATGATGGATGGCTTACGCGATTCTATCAACGAAGCGCTTCATTCACGTAACGGTATCGACTATGGCACAGCTACCGCTGGTCAGCACGATACATGGGGCGCGGATAACCTTGATCGTATTGTTTATGTTGGTACGCCGACCACGGGCGATCACACTGCAAACCTGTTAACGCTTACTGGTGGAACAGATACGCTCGATTCAACGGTTGTTAGCTTGGCTCGTCGTAAGGCGCGCACAGCAGACCCACGCATTAAGCCTATTCGTGTAAACGGGCAGGAAGAGTGGTTCGTTATGTTCTGTGATCCTTATGCGTTCCGTGACTTGAAGGCTGATTCTGTTATTCAGAATGCCCAGCGTGACGCATTGGCTCGTGGCGCTAATAACCCACTGTTTAGAGCTGGCGACATTATTTGGGATGGCGTTATTTGCCGTGAAGTTCCAGAGATTGCCGACTATATCGATACTGCTACTACGGGTGTATGGGGCGCAGGTGCAACAGCAGACAGCTTAAAGGTTGGCGGTGCGGCTGGTGTACGTTGTGGCGTATGCTTCATGCTTGGTGCTCAGGCTGTAGGTGTTGCTTACGGTAAACGCTTAAAGACCACTACAGATACCCGTGAATACGGATTTGTTAAGGGCTTTGGCGTTGAAGAGTTCCGCGAAGTTGACAAGCTTTTGTTCCAAACAGCGACTACCAACGCAACAGATCACGGTGTTGTGACTGTGTATTGTGCAGCAGCAATCGACTAACCTAACCAGGGGAAAGGATTCCCCGCTATAGGATTTATTATGAGATTTACATACACGCCCCTAAAGGGTATGGAAGACGCACTAACAAAGTACGGCATTGACTTTAGCAAAGGCGAAGCTGTTGATGTTGATGATCTAAGCATCGCATCTAAACTGCAAAAATCACCCTATATGGATGTTTACGCAGAAGTAGAAAGCAAGCCGGTGAAGACAAAAAGAACCCGCAGAACGCCGGAGCAAATGGCAGAAGCGAAGGCGCTAGAAGATGCCAGCGAGTAAATCCGCTATAGGCCTGTTAGCTCTGCAATCCATGAAAGTGGTGGATGGTGATGCAACACCAGAGACTAATGATACAAGCGTCATTGAAACGGCTTACGATGGCATATGGGCTATATTAAACACTAAGCACTTGGTGACGTGGCCCATATCTGGAAATGTACCGGATGAGTTGATTAATCCGGTTGTGGCCTTGGTTGCACAGTCTCGATTAACCTTTTTTACGCCCCCTGTTGATGTTCAGGCGACTATTAACGCCGCAGCAGCAAGGGCATATATGGATATTACAGAGGCTATAGCATTGGATTATGTACCAACTGAAATTCCTTCGGAAAGCTTCTAATGGCTAGAATCCCCGTCGCCACCTCGCTTTCAATAGACAGCTTTAGCGGCGGGGTTATTAATGTTGCCTCAAGTTTGGCAACGAATGCGATTTTTAACGCCTATGCAGACGGTCGGGTTTATGCGACTCAGCGCCCATCAATTAATATATTTGAAGATGCAAGCGCAACGGTGGCAGACACCAAAGGCCGGGGTATTTATTACTGGAATAAAGCCAGTGCCAGATATTTCGTTAATGATGATACGGTTTATAAAGGAGATTACAGCGCCCCACTCGCGGCAACACTGACAAGCGGAACTGATAAGGTTTATTTCTTTGAGGTTGGGGATTACTTAGTTATTTTAGACCCTCAAAACAATCAGGGCTGGTACATTGCGCTTGCCACGTCTACCACGTTAACCGAAATAACTAATGTAAATTTCCCGCCCAAACAAACCCCGGCTTTAACAATGGCAAAGGGCGGCGTAGTTCTCAATGGCATACTGTATGTTGCGGCGACGAACGGAGAGATGTTCAATAGCTCAACAGAAGACCCAACCACCTGGGCAGCACTTGATTTTATCAGTGCTGAACTAAAGCCTGATAACCTTGTATTCATTCATGAGCATAATAACCACATAGCGGCCTTTGGTGTCCTTACGATTGAATTCTTTTACGACAATGCAAACTCAACCGCATCGCCGTTAAATGTAAGAACAGACATTAGTCACAATGTTGGCACGATAGATCACGACACTATCTGGAGTAATGGGGACGATGTTTATTTTGTAAGCCTCAACCCTGCTGGTGATTTTAACGTAAGTGTGTTGTCTAATTTTCAGCTCAATAAGATATCAAATTCTGATATAGATACATTCATTACCTCATCAGTTATAACCGATTCACTTAAATTAATAGGTCATGGCTTCTCAGCGGGTGGTAGAAGCTTTTATATGCTAACGACTTACTATGAGGATGGCAGTTCAAATATAGTGTCGTTATCAAGCTTAGTATTAGATACAAGTAACGGAGTTTGGGGCACATGGGAGCTGATGCATACCGGCATAGATGATTGTCCGGTGATTGGCTGGACGCGCTCAACAGCGACCAGGGCCGGTGACGGCATGCTCTCAAACGGCGACATAATCACGGTGGCCGATGATAAAAACCCACAAGACTCAACAGAGGCGCAGATTTATGTGCTTACTGACTATGTTTTGGCTAGTTATATATCTGATACAGGCGCAAGCGGTGTAAATATACAGATGGGGCTAATCACTGGCCCTAATGACTTTGGTACACGGCAATATAAATACGCTGATAATCTAAAACTGGTCGCTATTCCAGAGTCAACCGCTCAAGATATGACGGTGCAATGGTCTGATGAAGGTAACGACAATTATAATACGGGGCGTACACTGGATTTAAGCAATCACAATAATAAACTAACCAGATTGGGCAGGTTTAGACAACGCAACCACCAATTGACCTTTGCCGGTGATCAACAAATCGAAGTTGAAGCCATCGAGCTAGATATAAATGCGTGATTTAGAGCCGCCACCGTCTAGGGTGAGGCTGGTTGATGAAGCCAAGCCTGATGCAACTTGGAAAACGTGGTTAAATAACTTTTACGAGTGGGCAAAGGATAATATGAGCAAAGATTTCTTTTTTGAAGTATCAAAAGGCAATGTGGCCGGTCACTCTGCGCTTATTAGATTTGCAAGAAACTCGGCAACTACAGGATCAAGTACACAAGATGATATTGCGCCCTTTACACTTACACATTTAACTGCAGCATCGACCATTAGAATTCAGGCTGGTGGAAATGCAGCGGATACGGCGGCAGGAACCGGCGCTCAATCAATTACAGTTACTGGTCTTGATGAAGATTACTTGCCTGTTACAGATACCATTGCAACAGCGGGGGCGTCTGCTTCTACAGCAACAACAAACACTTATATCAGAGTTCATTCATGTTATGTGACACTGGTTGGTAGTGGTGAGTTTAATGCTGGTGATATTACAATAGAGGCGGTGACCGGCGGCACAACACAGGCATTAATTCCAGCGGGTGAGGGGCAAACTGAGCAAATGTATAACACGATACCAGCAGGGAAAACGGGCTATATTGAGGAGGCTAGAATAAGTCTAA